TTTGTCAATGATAAAATTTTTTTCTAATAATTCTTTTGCTCTTTGTTTTTGACAAAAATCAAGCCATTTCCATAAATTATCCAAATCTATAATAAAATCATTAATCGGGTCACAATTTAAATAACAATAAAAACTTGATAAAAACAATTGTTGTTCGAAATCTGTAAAATTTTCTTTAATTTTTGACAATAATTTAATATTATAATCGCTTGATAACTTAGTTATCGGGTTATCTTCAATCAATTTAACGATGTCTAGTTGCTCCATCTAGTTATATAGTAATAATGTTTTAGTCTTTAAGTTGTTATTTGTATAAATGATTTTGTTTTTAAAAGTAAAATCAAAATGAATTATTGCACCTAATGTCAGCGAGAAAAATAAATTTACACTATTTACCAAGCAGATTTTCTTACGTTAATTTTTGGTCCTTGACCTCTCTTTTTGACTTTATTTGGATCATACACGTCTTCTTCATCATCGGAGTTCATATCTTTAGAAATTTCCCAGAATTCTTTAGAGCCTAATTTGAAATCAGGTCTAGATTCGGCTTTATACCAAAAGATTTGGTCTTGTAATTTGTTAGATTTTGCGTTGTTATTGATAACTAGACACTCGTAGTTCTCAGTGCACTGGTCCATTACTTGACAGAAGCTTTCAAATGTAGGGAACATACCAGCATAATTTTCATAAATTCGCTTGCGATTTGCCAAATATGGTTCTCTCAAAATGAAGACGTAATCAATGTTAGTTCTTAAGTTAGGAGGCACACCTAACGGATATTGCATTGTGATGATTAACATTATCTTCCAATGACGCCCGTTCATAAAAAGTAATCGCATCATTTTATCTTTAGTCCATGTGTTATCATATAAGCAATCATCTAAAATAACAAATGCTCTTGGGTCAATATTAGAACGCTTATAATTTTCCATTTCTTTTTTCACTTGTTTTAAAACTAATTTCTGCCTCTTTAGAATATTTTCAATAATAGCAGTATTATATTCATCATGAATGAATAATTTTGGAACATGAGAACTATAAAATCCGTTTCCTGCTTCTGTCCCTGAAATAACCGTTCCAATTGGTACATCTTGATGAAAATAAAGCAAATCTCTTACGAGGTAAGATTTTCCTGTATCACGTCGTCCAATCAAAACAACAACGGGTCCTTTATTTTCATCAGGTCTAAAACTAATATGACGCATGTCCCATTTTTTAAGTTCTAATGCCATTAATATTACTAAACATTAAGAAAAATATGTAATTTTAAATACGCGAATTTTAGTTTAAAACTATTATTATTTTTATATTAAATAAATAAATGGTTTTTGAAATTAATTACCAAAAGAATAATAATGAAATACTTTTTAATAGTTTAGAGAAATTTTTAAAGTTAGAAAACCCTCAAAATTATATTCCAATTTATAATAAATATTTTCAATTAAATGAGACAAATTATAATAATATTAATTTAAATAACAATTTCTCTCTAAATGAAATAACTGAAGAACTGTCAGATAGTAATTCTTTTAAATGTTCTTTAAAAAATTTAAAAGATGAGACAATTTCTTTTAAGAATGTATTTTTTAAATTTAGTCCTTTATTGGATCCAGTCAAATATATGATAGGCAAATATGATACGAGCGATGAAAATTTATTAAATATTCCTGATTTTATGAATAAAAAAGGCCATTCAAAAGTGCTTGACAATAATAATGCGGCTTATGTAGATGGTTTTTTTACTTATTTGACAAGTCAAATGTTAAATCATCATGGTTTTATAAATGGATTGGATTATTATGGTTCTTTTTTAGGAATGAAAAATAATTTTTTAGTTAATGTGTATGACGATTTGGAATACTTATATGATTCAGAGTTTTTTAATACCCATAAAAATGAATTATTTAAAATTGATAGTGAATATCAAAATGATTTATTGAATTTTGACAGTAAAAAGAATAAAAAAAAATTAGTTATAAAAAATGATGAAAAATATGGTAATAATGAAAACAATGCAAATGGTGAAAATGTTTCAAACAATAATATATTAACACTTGATGACATTGAAAGTTTAGATGATATGAATACTTTATTTCATGTTTCTAAAGAACAAAATGAAGATTTAATGGTTGTAGAAGAAAGTGATTTACTATTTGAAAATGAAGTAAGTATGTCTAAAATTAATAGCAAAGTTGATACAAAGGGTAGTAATAGTACTTGTTCATCTAGGACATCAAACACTGATGGCAATTCTATAGACGATGAAAATGGAAAAGAAGATAGTGACAATGAATATGATGAAGATGATGAAGATGATGAAGATGAAGAAGGCGAAAACGTTTCAGAATGTTCTACTGCTTCTGAAGATGTAATAAATGCAATAATTAATAAATTTCCAGTAAATGTTATTTGTTTAGAAAAATGTTTAAAAACGCTAGATGATTTAATTACATCTACAGAATTATCAACAAAAGAATGGTGTGCTATTTTAATGCAAGTAATTATGATATTATTAACTTATCAAAAAACATTTAATTTTACACATAATGACTTGCATACAAATAATATAATGTATATTCAAACAGACAAAGAGTTTTTATATTACAAATTTAATAATAAGCATTATAAGGTGCCTACATGCGGTAGGATATTTAAGATAATAGATTTTGGAAGAGCAATTTACAAATTTAAAGGTGTAACTGTTTGTAGTGATAGTTTTCATAAAAATGGTGATGCTGCTACTCAATACAATTTTGAACCTTACATGAATGAAAAAAAACCACGATTAGAACCTAATTATAGTTTTGACTTATGTAGACTAGCTTGTTCTTTATATGATTTTTTGATACCAGATGATGAAGACATAAATAAAACACCAATTACTAAATTAATAAATGAATGGTGTAAGGATGACAAAGGTCGCAATGTGCTTTATAAAACAAACGGAGAAGAGAGATATCCTGATTTTAAATTATATAAAATGATAGTGCGAACAGTGCATGAACATACTCCTGAAAATCAATTAAAAAGAGAATTATTTTCTCAATTTTTGGTGGCACGAAATAAATTGTCAAAAATTAAAAAAATAATTAATATAGATGATATGCCTGTATATAGTTAATTTGCGGTATATTTTTTTATTGTTAATGATGATTGTAAACCTTTTCTAATTTCAAATGCCCATTTTTTTCTCGTTTTTATGACAAATGTGACACTTGAAAGTGAATTTTGTATATTTATGTTCTTCTAAAAATGCTATTATAATTTCTTTCATAATAATAGGTTTTGTTGTATCACTCCAAACCTTTACTAATGCTCTTTTTATCAACAATGGTCTTTCTTCACCTATTCCATGACACCTTTCTGTTGATGGACTATTACATTCACTGCAAGGAAATTGCTTAATATATGAGTTAGTAAATGTATTTCTTATTAAATTTGTAAATACATTTGAAGCATAATCCTTTATAAAATCTTCGTGAGAAGTGTCAATTAATTTTGAATTCCATTTATTACTTTTTATAATATCATTTATTCGTTTATCAATATATTTGCTGTGGACATTTAGTTCCGTCATTATAAATTATATCGTATTGTTATATAATTTATAAACTAATCAATTTTATAAATATTGGGCGTTTGAAATGGGAAAAGGTGTAAATGACCGATGGTGTAAAATCTTGCTTATCCAATTGGTTAAGCAAGATGTTAAATTAAATTGGATGACATAAGAAAGAAATATTTATGTTAAACATGTAAATTTAGAATCCTGGATTATCAACAAATACTGCTACATTTGCGGATCCTCCTGTTAATTTATCAACACTTGATTTTGCTACTTTAAATTGGTCTGCAATAAAAATACCAATTACTGCACTTATGTAAACATGTAAAGTATCTCTAACTAATTCTTTTAAAGGTTTATCTTCTTTTTTGACAAACCTCATTTCTAAAAATTTAAATAAAAAATAAACAACAGAAATAATTGTAGCTAAAAGAAATAGATTTTCCATTTAAGTTATAATAAAAATTTATTATTATAACTTTTACGTAAATTATAAAAAATATAAAAAATATAAAAAATATAAAAAATATAAAAAATATAAAAAATATAAAAAATATAAAAAATATAAAAAATATGCAATTAAGTTAATACTTCAAAATTAATCAATGGTTCATCATTAGTTTTTATTTTTGTATGCGCTATATCATGCACATCTAAATCTGCAAGAGAGATATCACTTCCTATTTTGATTTTTTCATTGTCATCGTCATCATCTGCTTCTTCTAATTTACGTCGTTCATGGTTTACTGAACTAATTTGTTCTAAACGTTCAATATCTTTTGGTGCTTCAATAAACTTATTTAAACCATTATTTTCAAATGCAATGTCAACATCACTAAATTTAATAGCTTCTTTTAGATTTTCATTTCTCTCTTTAACCGAGACAGAAACATTTTCTTCGCTAGAGTTTTTGGCATTGTCGTCTTCTAAATTTTCTTTTACAGTAGGATCTTCTACATTTTCTACTTCTTTTTCAATCTCTTCTACTTGTTCTTCTACCTCTACGTCTGTTTCTTGTGTTTCATCCATGTATGCTCTTAAAATATCTTCAACTGGAATACTGTCTCTAATAGATAATAAAATACATTCTTTTACAACTATTTCTAATTCTCTATTATTTTTTTGAATTTGAAGTGGTGCAATATTTTTTTCAAATAAATAAACATTAGTGTATAATTTTCTGGCTACATTAATATAAACTTTATGAATAAATTCATCTAATGACGGAACATTAATATTAACTTTTTTCTGTTTTTGACCTACACGAATGCATGTTAATGATTTTAATTTGATAATATGTACACAAGTAATTAATTCTTCAAGATAACCACAACCACTTTTTTCAATGATTCTTTGTCTCTCTTCTTGTATCATATTAGAATTCCATTTTGGTACCCTACCTATAAAATTTTGAAATGTCATTAAATATTTGTCAAGTTCATCATTTTCTTTACATAATTTCCATGCTTCATCAAATATAGATTTAAATCCATCAATAATTAGTGGTGTCAAGATATGAACTAAACGTGAACACCATTCATTTTGCGATTCTGTTAAACTAGATATAGAATAATCATCCATAATACTAATATATTATCTTTAATAATTTGAATTTAAACTTATTTATTTTATTTATTTTATTTATTTTATTTATTTTATTTATTTTATTTATTTTATTTATTTTATTTATTTTATTTCTAAATATTAAATTTGAAATGCTTTACTATTTATAAACTATTAAATAAAATATTAAATAAATGATATATTCTCTAGTGAAACATCTGGTTTAATAAATAAAAAATTTAGTATAAATAAAATTAATAATTTTTCATTTCTAAATTCTCTCTTTACTTTGTTGAATGTGAGCAATAATTGATATTTTCTAGTTTCATCCATCGTCATTTTTTCAATTGCATCCATTAAATCTAATGCACTATATCCTTTTTCATAAAGATTTGTAGAAAAATTACAAAACTCGTTTGTAGTATTATATTCTTTTGCTTTTTCTAAATTTTTTTTTAACCAAGTATCTTTATTTTTTTCTTTTATGAATTTATATACTTCTTCTACGTGATACTTATTTAAATTCGTATAAACATCATTTACAATCGGTAAAGGTAAATATATCTCACAAAATCTAGATAAAATAGGTTTTAATAATTTATATTTGTCTTCTACTATAATAAAAAATCTCGTGTTATGGCTAAAAAGTTCAATGCATCTCCTTAAAGCGGATTGTCCATCAATAGTTAACTTATCCGCATTAGAGAGAATTATGCTTTTAAAAAAGCCGCTATTTGTATTTGTTTTAGCAAAAAATTTTAATTCCTCTCTTATAAATTTAATTCCTTTTCCATGCGCACAATTAACATACATAACATATGATTTAATTAATTCTTTTTCGTTTTTATAAATCATTTTAATAAAATTATTGACCAATGTTCGTTTACCACTTCCGCTCGGTCCATGAAATATTATATTTGGTATTTTTTCTATATTGATAAAGTATTTTAATTTGTCATAGATTTCAGAATGTATAGTGAGTTCCATTTATTTAAAATATTATTAGATATTTTTAACTCTTTTGTATCAATATAAATAATAAATAACAAATAATAAATAATAAATAACAAATAATAAATAATAAATAATAAATAATAAATAATAAATAATAAATAATAAATAATAAATAATAAATAATACTTTTTGAATTGATTTATTAATTATACTTAAAAATAAATTCTACATTACTAATAACAGAGAAATATGAGAGATTTCAGTTTAATTGATGACGAATTTTCCAACTCATATAGTTTATTATCTAATTCTCAAAGTTTATCTGTATTCTCATTATTATTATTAGAATCTTCTTGCAATAGAGAAAGTTTTTCTAATGGTTATGACAGTTCAGAAATTTCAAAAAGTTTAGAATTTAGTTTTAAGCATAATTATGAAAGTATCTATAGCAGTTGTTTAGATGAAAAAAAGTCGTTTGATAATTCTAAATCTTCCATAAGTTTTTTTTTAAAAAGCGATAGTTACGAATCATCAGAAAAAATAATTTTACCTCCTGTTGAAGAATATAAAATAGTAACAATTGACATGGATATCATAAATGAAACGACGCAAACATTTAATTCTCAGAAGCAAAATATTTTAATCTTGTCTTTTTCCAAATTATTAGATATTGAAGAATCAAATATATTAATAAAACAAATAACAGATACTATCTATGACGAGAGTCTTAAAAAACCTTTAAAAATAGAAATATTATCTATTTCAGGCGTCAATATTATTTTAGATTTTAAAGTAGATTTTGTTTCTGTTGAAGGTGTATCAGATAATATTGTTTATATATTTAATTCAGGACTTTTGGAAAATGAGTTATCTAATAATGGATTACCTATTCAAACAACATTAAATGATTTGTATATAGATGAGTTACCAATTTTAATAACAGATGATGATAATTTAATTATTCCGGAACCGCCTAATGATGACAATTCAAATGACAATTCAAATGATAATTATAATAATATGCTAATAGGAAGCATAGTAGGTTCTTTTGCTGGAGTATTATTAATTTTACTTTTTTATTATTATAGTAAAAAAAATAAATTAAAAATAAATCCGATAAATCAAATTGTTAGATTTTCTTCAAATAATAAAATATCTAAAATCATAAAACCTTATTACAAAAAAAATGATAAAAATGATAAAAATGAAAAAAATGATAAAAATGAAAAAAATAATAAAAATGATAAAAATGAAAAAAATAATAAAAAAGATGAAACTGCAATAAATTTATTTAATACTAAAATCGTTCCTTAGATTTTCATGTAAATTATATTATTTTTCATTTATAATATAATTTATTTAAACCATACTCCAACCATATACATTAGAATCAGTAGTTCTAATCGCAGTAAATATTTGAGAATGACCTGTATTTAATTTCCTTGAAGTAGTAGAAAGAGAAGAAATGGTAGAATAAATTATTTGACTTCCACTGGAATTAACTGTTAAATCACTACTAGCATTCGTATTTGTAATTAAATATTGAAAACCAACATTATTACTATCTACTAATGGGAGAGTTGCTGTTCTTGAAGGACCATTAATAGTTTGAGAGTATAAAGAAGTAGCGTCTAATGATATATCAAGAGTTCTATAATCACTTGGATATTGAATACTTGTTCCTGTTAATTGAAAACCATTATCAGTACTTATAATTATTTTATTATTACTACAATCTATATCAAGAGCAGTATTCGCATTAGCATCACTCATAAATATTCTTTTGGCCGCATCATCAACACTAATTGTAGTCCCATTAGTGTTACCTTGAACATCACCAATCGCAACAGAACCACCACTACAATCTACCTCTATACTACCTATTGTTATTAATTTAATAGATTGAGTACCATCATCAACACTAATTTTAGTTCCATTTTGTAAACCATTAACATTTCCCAATTCTATTAATCTATTAGCATCGCTCAATGCTATCTTCGTTCCATTATAACTATTACCAATTGAACCTATATCCAAACTTCCACCTTGAATATCTAATGATATATTGTTATTTACATTAACATTAAATGAAGAACCGCTTTGGAAATTAGCAGAACTACCATAATTAAAAGTTAAGGTTTCGCTACTTAAAGTAGCGGTATTCGTTCCAAGTGCTGAACTATCAGCAAATAAAGCTAAAGTAGAATAATTATTAGGGTCTTTAATAGTGAATGTAGAAGTGTCGTTATATTGTAAAAAAGCAGCAGTTAAAGAAGAACCTAATGAACCACTGGTAGTATCTGTAAAACTGACAGCACTTGGAGAAAGAGAAGAATTAAGGTCGTTAGTTTGATTTAACAATATCTGATTATTATTTAACGTAACAACATTTATTTCTGGTAGGCCACCGTCAGACAATGTAATTTGTGGATTAGTTATTGGATTTATATCTATATATCCAGGAGTTGTTCCAGAAAAATCATCTAATCTTGTTTTTTGAACTCTTAATGAACCTCCAGTTTCAATCCATATTCCATCTAAACCAGAAGGAAGTGGATTTGAACCTTGTTGCGTTAACGCTAAATAAGTTGGGTCAATGCCTCCCTCAACATATAAATTTCCTCTTACAATAACATCACCTGTATATCCTATGCCAGTATATCCCGGGCCAGTAGGTCCTATTATAGTATCAGTAACCCATTGAGAAGGTCCAGTAGGTCCAGGTTCACCTGTAGGTCCAGTAGGTCCTCCAGCCGGTCCAATAGGTCCAATCGGTCCAATCGGTCCAGTAGGACAAGAAGGACAATCCATACAACTTTTTTTGAATTTATTATAACAAGGATAATTACTAAATGCCATTAATAATATAAATATAGAAATAATATTTTTTTATAAATAAATAGACATTTTACAATAGTTAAATATAATATAATTTATGTTATATTTGATTTATAATATAAATTATATTATATTTGATTTATGATATAATTTATTTTTTATTTTTAAATTTAAGGACCTGCCCAACTGTGTAAGCTTTGAGTATAAGGATTTTGTTTAAAAGCAGTCAAAATATCAGGTTGAATTCTTTCACATCCGATTTTTCCATCATCGTATTGTTGACGAGCATTAAATTTTCCGATGCTATCAACCGAAGGAGCACTCATCATGGCTACAGTAGGTCCGGTTCCTCTTACCCACATTCTATTATTATCACGGTCATGGTCACGTTTATCAATCTTAATATTTTCTTCTTGATTAAATATTTGTGTTCCTCCTTGATTAGGTCGGTTAAGATATGTTTTATTAGGATTATTTCTTTGATTATATGCG